GAACGCACCAACACCATACGTGAAATATACAAAACGACTCCTGCCGTTCCTGTTGATTGCGCTGCTCCTGATGCTCTGCGCAGGCTGCTCGAAGGCAGTGTCCGTGACGCCAATGCCGCTGCCACCGGCAAACCTAGCGTCGAAGTGTCCGACGCTTCAAGACCCGCCAACCTATTTAATCGACCCTGAGCGCGCGCTTTGGGAGGCTGACATCATTGCGAAATATACAGACTGTAGCACAAAACATCGCTTGACAGTCAAAGCGTGGGAAGATGCCGTAAACGTAAAGTGAACGACACAGCCAGAAAGGCTCCTAATGAGAAAACCTGTAACGGTAGACGAGGGTTTGTACCCCTTTTGCACACCGCGTCAGCGGGAAGTGCTTGATGCCATAACCGCCCACGGTAGCGCAAAAATGGCCGATGCCGCTCTGGGTATGAGCGCCGGTAGCGCGTCTGAGACGCTGATCAACGTCAAGCGCAAGGCCGCGAAGGTGGGCTACGCTCCTGAATTTGACTTTACGCGGCCCGTTCCTGACGGCTTCGTCGCCAAGGGTGTGTCCACCTACTACAACAAGGACGGCGACGCCACAGGGCAGTGGGTTAAGGCGTCCCTCGACGCGGCTCGGCAGCAAGAGATATTCAAAGCCGCAGTTGAGGCAATGGCGACCACCTTACCGCGCCTCGATCCAATCATCGCGCCGGAGCAGTTCAACGCCGACTTGCTGACGATGTACACGCTGACCGACGCACACATCGGCATGCTCGCATGGCACCGCGAGAACATGCAGGCCGACTGGGACTTGGCTATTGCCGAGGCAGTCATCGTCGGCTGCTTCGAGCAGATCATCAAGTCCTCGCCAGACAGCGAGATGGCCGTGCTGAACCAACTCGGCGACTTGCTGCACTATGACGGCCTGTCCGCAGTCACGCCGACCAGCGGCCACGTACTGGACGCAGACGGCCGCTTCACCAAGATGGTCGAGGTCGCCGTGCGTGTCCTGCGCCGCATCATCAACATGTTGCTGGCCAAGCACAGGACCGTTCACGTTATCTTGGCCGAGGGCAACCACGACATGGCCTCGTCCGTCTGGCTGCGCACGATGTTCAAGGCGCTGTACGAGAACGAGCCGCGCATCACGGTCGATGACAGTGCGCTGCCGTACTACGCCTACGAGTTTGGCAATGTCATGCTGGCCTTCCACCACAGCCACTTGAAGAAGTTTAGTGCGATGCGCGAGATCATCCCCGCAATGTTCTCCGAAATGTGGGGACGCACGAAGAAGCGTTACTGCCACACAGGAAACTACCACCACACCAAGGAAGACGAGGCCGCAGGCCTCAAGGTGTTCCAACATCCAACACTGGCCGCACGAGACGCGTATGCCTCTCGCGGCGCATGGTTCTCGGACAGGGAAGTGTGCTCAATCACGTACCATAAAAAGTTCGGACAGGGAATGCGTGTGTACGCTTGCCCTGAGATGCTGGATGCCGTATGATGAATGCGGGTTTTCTGGTGCGCAAAACGTAAAAAACTGATATAGGGGCGCGTTATGGCCACTGCGATGACATTCACAACGTTGAAACAGGACGTGCAGCGCTACCTTGAGCGTGGCGACACGCTTGCGTCCGACCCCATTGTATTTGAGCAGATCCCGCGTTTGATCAACCTCGCCGAGCGCCGCATCGCTCGCGAACTGAAGATCCAAGGCTTCATAAACGTGGTCACGGCGCAGCTTCTGGCCGACAACCCAGTCGTAACCAAGCCCGACAGGTGGCGCGATACCGTGTCAATGTTTATTGGCACAGGCACGAACAACGACACTCGCTCGGCATTGTTCACGCGCAGCTATGACTATCTGCGTAGCTACTGGCCAGACGCCACGCAGACAGGAGAGCCGATATTCTACAGCGACTACGACTATAATCACTGGCTTGTCGCGCCGACGCCGGACGCAGACTACCCAATCGAAATCCTATACTACCAGTTGCCGCCACTCCTCGACGAGGAGGCGCAGACAAACTGGCTCACCGAAAACGCGCCCGAAATTCTTCTGTACGCCACCCTCTTAGAGGCGACGCCATTCCTGAAGAACGACGAGCGCATCCCTGTATGGCAGAATATGTATGACCGTGCGGCGGCTATGTTGAACGGCGAAGATCTCGCCAAGATCCTAGACCGTTCCGCCGTGCGCAAGGAGGCTTAACCGATGTCGAGCAGTTTTACACAGGTATTTGGCGGCACGACGATATACCCATCAGACGTTTCTTACTTGTCCTTGGCGCTCACCGCCGACATCACACTCGAGTGGCCCGTTGGCGCAGGCGAGGGCGATAGCGTTGTCGCGCGCATCATCGACATTACACCGACGGGGCCCTTCACCGTCACGCTCCCTGACGCGACTGCCGTCAGCGTCGGACAGACGATCCTGTTCAACAACCTCGGCCCAAGCACAATCACCGTTGACAACGCCGCCGGTAACGCAATCCTGAGCATCGGCGCGGGCGAGCAGTGGCAGTGCTACCTCATCAGCAACACCACCATCGGCGGTGTCTGGCGCACGTTCCGCTACGGCGCTGCCGTAGCCCAAGCACAGGCCGCAGCGCTGGCTGGCGCTGGCTTGACTGCGACTGGGTCAACCCTCGCACAGAATTATGATGTAACCGAGTTTTCAATCACGCCGTACAGCCTCACAGCCCCTGACCGCGCGAAGGTCTTTGTCTGGACTGGCGGCCTCGGCACGCTGAACTTGCCGACGGCCGTGGCCGCTGGCGATGGTTGGTTCGTGCAGGTTCGCAATGGCGGCCAAGGCGACTTGACCGTCGACCCGTCGGGCACTGAACTTATTAACGCGGCATCCACGCTCCTCCTACAGCCGGGCGACAGTGCTGTGATTGTAAGCGACGGCGTGCAGTGGTACACCATCGGCCTCGGCCAGCAGGCGGTCTTCGCCTTCGACTACACGACAATCGCCGTCACTGGCGGTACGTACACGCTCTCTGGCTCAGAGCTGAACCGTATCGCCTACAAGTTTACGGGCACGCTGACGTCCAACGCCAACATCGTTGTGCCATCAACGGTTCAGCAGTACTGGGTCAACAACGGCACGACTGGCGCATTTACGCTTGGCGTCAAGACGTCCACCGGCTCGGCCACCTTGGTCACTCAGGGCGCGACGGCCATCCTGTACTGCGACGGCACTAACATCATCTCGGCCACCACCTCGGCGGCCTTTGCAGGTACCGTACCTATTACACAAGGCGGCACAGGCGCGGTCAACGCACCCTCGGCGCTGACCAACCTCGGCGGCACGGGTATTGGCACGTCGGTCTTCACGGCAACCACGACGGCTGCGGCGCGCTCGGCCATCGCGGCGGCTGCCTCTGGCGCTAACTCGGACATCACGTCAATCACGGGCCTCACGACGCCGCTGACTGTCGCGCAGGGCGGCACAAACGCCATAACGGCTGCCGCCGCGCGCACAAGCCTTAGCGCCGCGGCATCGGGCAGCAATGGCGACATCACTGCGCTGACCAACGCGGCAGGCATCCAGATCGGCGCACCTACTGCTGGAGCGCAGGGCGTGGGCACGATCAACGCCACGGGCCTCTTCATCAACGGCGTGGGCGTCGGTACGGGTTCAGGCTCGGTGACCAGCGTCGCGGCGACTGTGCCGTCGTTCCTGTCGATAGCGGGTTCACCGATCACGACATCAGGGACGCTGGCATTCTCGCTGTCGGGCACCGCGCTCCCTGTCGCTAACGGCGGCACAGGCCAAACGACTTACACCGACGGGCAGTTGCTCATCGGCAACAGCACCGGTAACACTCTCACGAAGACGACACTGACGGCAGGCTCGGGCATCAGCATCACGAACGGCGCGGGTGCCATCACCATCACGTCTACCGCTGGCGCTGGTACAGTAACATCAGTGGACGCGTCGGGAGGCGCAACTGGCCTATCCTTTACTGGCGGGCCCATCACAACTACCGGCACACTGACAGTCGCGGGCACGCTCGCGATAGCGTCTGGAGGCACTGGCGCGACCAGTGCCTCCGGCGCAAGGCTTACCCTCCTCGCGGCTGGCTCTGGCGCTAACTCGGACATCACGTCGCTTACGGGCTTGACTACCGCACTTAGCGTGGGGCAGGGCGGGACAGGCGTTGCGACGACGCCCACAAACGGTCAGCTTCTAATCGGCAATGGCACTGATTACAGCGTCGCCACAATCACCGCAGGTTCAGGCGTCAGTGTCACGAACAGCGCGGGTGGCATCACCATTGCTGCCACGGGCAGCGGCGGCACCGTAACGTCAGTCTCTGGCTCTGGCGGCACAACGGGCCTTACCTTGGCTGGCGGTCCGATCACAGGCACCGGCACTTTGACCATCGCAGGCACGCTTGCTGTCGCTAACGGCGGTACAGGCGCAACGACTGCGGGCGCAGCCTTGACGTCCTTGGGCGCTTATGCTGACAGCAACCCGTCTGGCTTCACGTCGAACACGGGTACCGTAACGTCAGTCGCTACCGCAGGCACGGTCAATGGCATTACGCTTACGGGTACCGTCACATCTACGGGCACTCTCACTTTAGGTGGCGCGCTCTCGGGCGTCAGCCTGACCACGCAGGTCACAGGCACACTTCCTGTCGCTAATGGCGGCACAGGTGGCACTACGCAAGCCACTGCGCGTTCTGGTATTGCTGCTGCTGCTTCTGGCGCAAACACTGACATCACGGCGCTTGACCAAGACGTAACTGTTACCGCAACGGGCACTATCTCAGCCTCGACGATAGGCTATCGGGGCATCCCGCAGAACGCGCAGACGGGTGCATATACGTTGGTCCTTGCCGACGCGGGCAAACACATCTCAAACACGACCGGCGGCTTTGCCATCCCCGCCAACGGCACGACAGCATTCCCCATCGGCACGACCATCATGTTGTTCAATAACAGC